GGCAGCAGGTGCGGCGTGTTGACGTCGCCTTGGCGGCTCCAGCGGATGCTGTTGACGAACACGTTGGGGCTGCCTTCAGCGCGGACCATGCCCGAGCAGTGAGGCACGTCGGCGTCACCGATCCTGGTTGCTGCGGGCACGCTCCTTCTCCATCAACTGCTGCAGTCTGGCGTTCCACACCGCCGCCTCGGCGTGTTGCTCTGGCGTGTGCGGCGCTGGCGGGACCGCGGGTTCGAACCGCACGACGTGATCGAACGCCAGGGGGATGTCCTCCCATCGCTGATAGGACCGCAGCACGCCGTCCACGATCAGCTCGAAGCGGCCCTGGCGGTAGCTCACGGCTTCGGCCACAGCTCGCGCGGATCCTTGCCAGTCGCCATCATCCGGCTCAAGCGCTCAGCGCGCTGGCCCACCTGCTTGGCCCAGCGGCTGTCGAGCATCATCCCCGCGGCCTTGGTGTAGTCGCCGGCCCTGATCGTCGCCAGCGTGTTCTTGAAGCCCAGCAGGCCCACCAGGCCGAGGTTGAAGCTCATGTCGAGCAGCACCCGCTGGCGCACCTCGTCGAGCTCTGCCACCCACGGCAGCGCGCGCAGCAGCTCGCGCTCCTCGCGGGCGACGTCATTGGTGAGCAGGTAGGCCGACTCCTCGGCCGTGATGCCACGGTCTTCGAGATTGCGGCCGACGCCGATGGTCAGTTTGCCGGCCGTGCAGCGATAGGGCTTGAGCCGCTCGCCTTCATGGAGGCGGAGCTGGCGCGTCATCGCAGCGCGGTCGATCATCAGCGCCGGCCGTAGGGGAAAGCACGGCGGCCCGCAGCGAGCAGCAGCTGCAGCAGGCTGTTCGAGCGCAGCTTGCTCATGCCGACGATCTCACTGGCGACAAACAGGGCCAGGCCCAGATACTCGACCAGATGTCCGTCCATGGAGTCCATTGAAATCTCCTTCCAGGCTAGGTGTAGTGGAGGTAAGTGCCGAGGATGTACTTCGGCCCTGAGATCGGCCGACGGCCAGCGTGCAGCCACGGCCAGAGCGGCGGGAACATCAGCAGCGTGCCGGCCTTGGGCCGCACTGCTTGCCCCCACAGCGGGAACTCGGTCTCGCCGCCGCACTTCACGTCGTTGAGGTAGAGGAAGGCCACCAGGAACCGACGCGCGGTGGAGTGATCCATCACGTCCACATGCGGCTCGAACTCATCGCTGTCGTTCGCCAGGTAGCGCTTCAAGCGCAGCTCCTCGAACGCCAGGTGCTCCGGCCACTGCGTCGCGCCGAGGCCCAGATCCCGGCTGTACTGCTCGAAGTGCGGAAGGATCGCCTGAAACGCCAGCTGATGCGCTTCGGGCCAGTGCTGGGTGACGTTCAACTCAGCGAAGCGGTAGCCCTCGCCGGTGTGGATGACGTGCTGATCGGGGCGGGCGTCGAATTGCTCGATCAGCTCTTGGCATGTCTCCCGGTCCACTGCTTCCGGGTAGACGCGCACGAGATCCGAGAGCTGCATGGGGTTGGCCTTCTCAGGGTTCGGCCACTATGGCCCATCCGGTCGCTGGCCCTTCGACCATCCATCGCGGGCCGAGGTTCTTGCGGGAATAGCGCAGCCGCGCGCCCCAGTTGTTGACGTAGCGGCCGGTGAGCAGATCGAGGTCGCCGAACGGATCGTGGACGATGATCGCGTCGTCGGTGTACCCAATGGCGCAGATCCAGTGCCCGCCGCCGGTGGGCGCTCCCACGGGGCCCTTGTGGAGGATGCCGATCGGAACCGGGATGCCCTTGTCGATCTGGCTCTCGATCGTCTTCCAGCTGGCGTTGCGCACCATGTGCGTCTCGACGCCGTAGCTCTGCAGCGCCTTGATCTGGCTCGTCGCCTCGGTGGTGTCGCCGTAGCGCAGCACGCGGCCCAGGTAGGCGTCGTCGCCATTGGCGCCCGTGAGCGTGCCGGGCTTGAGCGCTTCGAGCAGCATGGCGCAGGAGCTGCTGAAGCACATCCGAAGCGCGTGCTCAGTGCTGCTGTCGCGCTGGCTGAAGTAGCGCACCTGGATCGGGTTTGTCTTGCTGCGCGGCTCCTCCTGCTTACCGGCAGCGCGCCACGTCTGCACCCAGCTGCTGTCGGGTTTCTTCAGGCTGGTGGGCACCGCCTCCCACAGCTGCTGGATGGCGGCTCGCTGATGCGGCAGATCCTTCCAGTGCTGGAAGTAAGGGATCAGATCGCCGACCAGCTCCTGGCTCATCGTTGGCGCGCCTCGACCGGCGGTTCTGGCCCGAAGTGTAGGCGCGGATTCATCGCTGTCACTGCCAGCGGCATCACCAGGCTCAGGCCGATGGCGAGGATCACGCCCTGGGCGACGCGCTTCTCCACATCACCAAGCCTGCGGAATGCGTCAGCGATGTCGGTGTGCTTCTGGGCGAGCGATTGGTGCATGGCGTCGAGCTTGCCCTCCATGACGCCGAGCTTGTGGAGGATGTCTCCATGGGAGACTTCGGTATCAGCCATGCGGGAAGCCCTGTCCTGTCGAGTCTACTAAGGGCGCAATCAGCGGGCAGAGCCAGCTTGTAGGTGGAGAAGTTTCATCGGTCCTTCGGGGGTGTTGATCTGGACGGCATAGCCGCCGGCACCGGTGTAGCCCATGTTGCGGGCGTAGCTCGCGCCGTTGATCAAGGTGATAGATGAGCCGCTCGGAGTCCCGAAGTCAATGCCTGCATGGAAGCTGCGGCCGAAGAGATTGCGCGGCCCGTAACTGCTGGTGACGCCGTAGGAACTCGGCGCACGGCCATTGATGCGCAGGTAACGATCGGCGTCGGCGGCGCTGATGCGGCGCCCATCGCTCCAGCGCGCGTCGAGGTGCGGGCCGGTGCTGTCGCCGCTGCTGCCGGTGCGCGCAATCACGCCCTTCGTGCCGCCTGCGGTGTGACGGCCCTGGCTGTCGCGGCCGGTCGACCAGTCGCTGCTCTCTTCGCCCTGCGTGCCGCACTCGACCGTCGTCACGTAGCCCGAGCCGCTCAGGTCGTGCGTGATGCTCTTCACGTTCCAGGTGCCGTCGACGTATTCGCGGAAGCCGGTGAGCGTCACCAGGCCCTCGGCGTTCACGTCCGGCCGGCCGGGCATCTGCAGGCTGATGCGCACCTCGCCGGCGCGCAGCGACTGCAGCCGGCTGTCGGCGGCCTTCTGCGCCTCGGCCTCGGTCTTGAAGAGCTGCTTCTCCTCGAACGCCGGCAGCGAGCCGCCGGATTCGCCAGCGGTGTAGATCTTCTCCTTGTTGACGCTGCGATCGAGCCACTTCGCCTTCACCGCGCCATAGGCGCCGCGGTTCTTCAGCGTCGCCCGCCAGCTGGTGACCTCCTCCTGCTTGATGGTGCACGACCACCAGGCGCCCGTCGGCGGGCTTGATGGTCGCGCGGTATTTCTCGGCTAGGCGCGTGAGGAAGCTCTGGTCGCTCTCGTTGGTCTGATCCTCGTGCTTGATCTGCGTGCTGGCGAGGTTGCCCTTGATGACGGGGGTGAGGTTGTTGCGCTGGGCGATCTCCTGCACCACCTGGCCCAGCGTGGTGTTGTGCCAGCTCTTCGTCTTCTGCTCCTTGACGAGCGTCGGCGCGATGTTGCTGGCGGTCGCGCGGATCACCATCGAGCGGGGCCCCATGCTGAGCTCCACCTCGTCGACCGCGAAGGCGCCCATGTAGACGGGCGTGCGGCCGCCGCTGCTGTAACCAAGCCAGACGCGCAGCCAGGTGCCGCTGTTGGCGACGGGGATGCGCTTGTCGCGGTCGTCGAGGGTGATCTCCAGGCTGTCGCTCTGCTGGCCCGCCTGCTCGCTGATGCGCAGGCTGACGAGCCGATCGGCGATCAGCTGGGTGATATCGCCGCCGTTTGCCTCGATCCTGAAGCCTGGCGTGCTCATGCTGCTCCGGTGCCAGGGGTTGCGGTCGGGCTCGGATCCCAGATGCGGACCGTCTCGCTGGTGCTCGGCGCCGGCAGGTCAGGCAGCAGGATCGTCATGCCGTCGGGAAGGATCGGCATCAGGTCGGCGAGGTTCGGGTTGGCCAGCATCACTGCCTCGACGGTCTGCTGCGTGCGGCCGTAGTACCGCCAGCAGATCTCATCGAGCTCGTCGAACTGGCGGGTGACGTAGAGCTGACTCATGGCTGCACGAGGTCGCGGACGGCGCCGGTGATGAAGGGGTCGATGTCGAGCATGGTGGCGATCGTCGCCGCGTCGCGCACCAGGCTGCCGAGCGCTGCAGCGCCGCCAGCGGATCCGCCAAGGGTCGTGAGCATCCCGCTGGTGGCGGGCCGGAGCGCATCGAGCGCGACGCTCATCGCCGGCGCGCCGCGGCCCAGCGCCATCTGCTGCGCGAGCTGCGCGGCGCTGACGCCGAGCTGGCCCCAGACGCCCTGCTGCTGTGTCGAGAGGCTGCTGAGGCCGAAGGCGCGCAGGGCAGCGCCCACGTAGTCGTTGTTGGCGATCGAGTTGGTGATCGCCCCCAGCTGGCCCAGGCTGAAGCCGGCGCCTTGGGCGGCGACCGCCGTGGCGCTGAACTGCGGGCTGCTGGCCCAGCTGAGGGCCTGGAAAGCAGAGCCGCTGGATGTGAGCGGCGTGAGGCCTGCGAGCGCATTGGTGGTGATGCCCGCGTAGCTGCTGGCGTTGTTCATGCTCAGCGGGCTCGCGGCCTGGCCCGGGTTGTCCTCGACGTAGCGGACCAGGCTGATGCTGAAGCCGATCTGCCGGGCGCCGCCGCCAGGGGCGAAGGTCGAGAGCCCCTCGCGGATCTGTTTGATCGCCCACTTGCCATAGACGCGGCCGAGGCCATCGGTGAGCATTTGCGGCTCGCCCTTGGTCGCCAGCTCGCGCAGCGTCTCCATTGTGGTCTGCCGGCCCGAGAAGCCCGGGAACAGCTGGCCATCGAGGGTGATCTCCTGGCTGCCAGGGCCGAGGAACTGCACAGCCGGATCACGCAGCAGGCGGTCCTGGCTCTCCCAGCGGAACTCGGCCGTGCGGTCGAGCGTCTGCGGGACGCCGTTCGGCAGGTCGAACTGGAAGCTACCGAGCTGGAAAAGCGGCCTAGTCATTGAGGGCCACCCGGTAGTCGCCATAGGCGCGGGCGATCAGATCCTCGAACGCCATGCGCACCTGATCGCGGATCGCCATTGCGTCGCCTCCCGCTGCGTTGATCGTAACGGGGGCGTTGATGGTGACACCGCCGCCGCCTGAGACGGGCCGGGCGACACGCGGGATGATCGCGCCATCCATGCCAGGCACGAACAGCTCGCGGCGCCGCTCGCCCACGACATAGGGCTGCCCTGCGCGCACAGGGCCACCTGACGCACGGCCGGGGGGCTGTGCTGCTGCAGGGGCTGGCGCGCCGCCGCCGCCGCCGAAAATGCTGGAGATGTTGCTCCAGGCGCCGCGGACCCAGCCCACCAGCGCGCTGAACTTCGCCTTGAGGCCGTCGATGATCGAGCCGATGATCCTCTGGCCGATGCCGCTGCCGCTGAACAGGCGAATGATCATCGCCGGGATCGGGAACATCACCTGCAAAATGCCGGGCCCGATCTTCTGGAAGGCTGCGACGATCTTGCTGCCGAGCGCCTGCATCCAGCCGAGCCAGGCGCCGAACATCGTCTTGATGCCGCCGATCGCCTGATTGAAGCCTTCTTTGATCCGCTGGGTGTCGCCGGTGAAGATGCCGGTGAAGACCTTCCACGCGCCGCCGAGGTAGTTGACCAGGCCGCCGAAGGCGGTGCTGATCGCCTTCCACGATGCGTTCACCAGCTCGCGGAACCAGCTCACCTTGTTGTAGGCCAGGACCAGTGCAGCGCCGATGCCGACGATCGCCGCAATGGTGATGCCGATGGGGCCTGTCACCACCGCTGCGATGCCGCCGAGCGTGATGCCGAGCGTGCTGCCGATGCTCACCAGACTGGCGACGAACGGAGTCAGCGCCACCAGCCCCGCAAAGGCGCCAGCGAGCGCGACGATGCCGGTGGTGATGCCCGGGTTCTTCTCGGCGAAGGCCGCGAACTTCTCCACCAGCGGCGTGATCGCCTCGGCGATGCGCGTGAGCGGCGGCAGCAGCGCATTGCCCAGGGTGATGCCGAGCCGCTGCGAGCTGTTCTGGAAGCTCGCCAGCGTGCCCGAGAAAGTCTGGATCTGGCGCTGGTAGTCCTTGTCGACGGCGCCAGCTGCAGCCGATCCGCCCGCGTCGGCCTTCAGCTTCTCGTACTCCTTGCGGTACTTCATCAGCGACATCAGGCCCAGCTTGGCCTCCTTGTCGCCGAAGATCTGGCCGAGCTTGAAGACGTCGCCGCCGGTGATGCGCTCCAGCTCGCTGAGCGCCGCCTCCATCGGGTTGATGCCCTTCTTCTTGGCGTTCTTGAGCACCTGCTCGATGTTGACGCCGAAGGCCTTGAAGTTCTTCACCGCATCCGGCGCGGTCATCTTCAGCATCGCGTCGGTCATGCGCGTCGCGGCCTGACCTGCATCCGGCGCGTCCTTGCGCACCATCTGCATCATGCTCGCCAGCGCGATGGCGCCCTGCTTGCCGGTGATGCCGAGCGTCCCTGCCGCTGCAGCGATCGTCGGCATGAATTGCGCCATGTCCTTCAGCTCGAAGGCGCCCTGCTTGCCGGCAAAGGCCAGCGCATCGAAGGTGGCCTTGAGCTCAGTCGGCCGGATCTTCAGCGCGTTCTGCAGCTGGAAGCCGGTCTTGGTGACGTCGGTCAGCTCGGAGTTGGTGGCGGTCGCCACGCGGCCGAGCGACTCGATCGAGGCGACTGCATCCTTAAGGCTGAGGCCCTGGGCGACGAGATCCTGCACGCCGTCCGCCAGGATCTTCGGGCCGAGGTTGGTGCGGTTGCGGCCGGAGAGCGACAGCAGATCCTTGCTGATGCCTTTGATTTCCACGCTCGTGGCGCCGGAGGTCTTGCCGATCTCGCTCAGCACCTGCTCGAACTGCGCGGCCGCCTTGACGCTGGCCACCATGCCCACGCCAATCGCCGCAGCGCCGGCTGCGGCCTGCTGCCACAGCGCGTTGTCGAACATCCCCTTGAAGCCCTTCTTGCCCGCCGAGGCGGCGTCATTCATCGTCCGGCTGACGTTCCGCCCGAACGACGACACCTGCATCTGCGCGCCGCGCAGAGCCGCACCGAGACTGGCGCCGATCTTCCCGCCGATCTCGACCGTGATCTTCTGGGGGCCGCCGCCGATCATTTGGGCCTCAGTTGCTTGGCAATCTCATTCTCAACGATCTGGGCCTGCTTGAAGTAAGCCCAGAACTCGTCAGCCTCCAGGTCCAGCACCTCGGCCAGGCCCCAGTTAGTCAGCTTCGACAAGACGATGATCGCTTGCCTCAGCTGGTCTTCTGAGACCTGGCCGACTTGAAAGCCTGGACCTGCGCCTCGCACTTGTCCCAGTCGAGGCTGTCGAGCTCCATCACGTCATCAGGCGTGATCTCGCACAGGTTCGCCACCAGCGTGACGCCCATGTCCGCTTCGCTGCCGCCGCTCTTTTGCGCCGCCATGATGTCGCGCACCTTGGGGCGGCGCATGATCAGATGAGACACCTCGACCCCCGACACGGTGATCGGGAAGTCGAGGGTGATCTTGGCGGTGTTGGGGTGGGGGTTGCGGCTGCTCATCAGACGCCGATTGCGTTGCGGATGGATTCAAGCTGGTCGGCGCCATTGATGCGGCGGACCATGTTCACCTTGTCGATCTCGACGACCTCGCGGCCGCCGATGGTGATCTTGAGGTAGCGAAGCGACATCGAGCAGGTCATCGAGGTCTGATCGCCGGACACCCAGTCGCCGGGATCCATCTCCTTGATGACGCCGGTCATGTTCACGACCATGGGCACAGCGGCCTCGCCGTCACGACGCAGAGCGCCGCGAGCGGTCACCTGGGTGGCAGCGCCATCGGCCAGGCCGTAGAGGCTGAGGACGTTCTCCTCGTAGTCGAACAGCTCGAAGCTGGTCTCCAGCTTCTCCATGCCCATGTCGATGTCCACGGGGGCGTCCATGCCGCCGCCGCGGAACTCCTCCATCTTGGTGGTGAGGGTGGGCAGGGTCAGCGTCGAGATGGTCCCGGCGAGACCGCGACCATCAACGAACAGGCTGAAGTTCTTCAGAACGCGGGGGATTTGGGCCATGGGTCAGGTCCTCAAGCGAAGAGATCAACGACGTAGCTGTTGACCAGGTGGCTGCGGAAGGTCACGCGCTCCGCGGGATAGGGAGGCGTGAACTCGAAGTCGAAGAAGACCTGGCCGTTGGCGATGCTGGTCGGGCTGTTGAGATCAGGATCCACCCAGACGTCGCCGCCGAGGATTGCGCCCCGGGCCTTGAGGCTGCGCAGGTAGCCGCGCACGCTCTCCTGCACCTCCTCCAGGTAGGTGGCGGTGATGCAGCGATCGACGGCCCACAGGTGGCCGCGCAGGATGCTTTCGTTGACCATGTCGGCGGTGCGCCGCACGCTCAGGAAGGCGTAGAGCGGATCCATCGCCAGGGTGCGGTTGCCCCAGAGGCGGAAGCCCTGCTCGCGCACGATCGTGGCGATCTTGGCCTCGTTGAGCAGGTTGGCCCGGCTGGTGTAGTCGCCCAGGGTGAAGTCGATGGCGCGCGAAGTGCCCTCGATGCCGGCGATCTCGTTGTTCGAGGGGCTCCACCAGAATCCGCGCTCGTTGTCGACCTTGTTGATCAGGCCGGCGACGGCGGAGGAAGCGGGCACGCTCTCGCCATTGCGGAGCACCCAGGGGTCGATCACGTAGATGCGATCGGAGCCGAAGTCGTCAGCGATCTGGATCGCGGCTGCGTCGGTGGTGTTGGGGCCGTCGGCGATGATCACCGCGCGGAGGCGGTTGGCGATGCCGAGCAGCTCGGCCA